GTGTACTACTTAGAAAAAAGAGGAATGGCAAGTATCGAATTAAAAGTTGCTAAAACAGCGATACTTAAAGAGGCTGCCTCTCAAGGTCCTTGTAGTTTTGGTAAACATAGCTCGCAGATGACTGAGCAAGAGATCGCCGAGGCTAACACTCGCCAACAACAAAGAGCTCAAGAAATGCAACAAGCAGAGCAAGAATCTCTCACTTTTGTCAAAGAGAAGTTGGGTAGCAATAAAAAAAGTACAAAGACATCTAAAGCGAAAGTGGATCAAGTTGCTGTCAGTAAAAAGGCAGCAAAAGAGATAGTCTCTCCTATAATGAAATTGACCAAACAGGAGTTTGAATTGTTCGAGTTGATTAAAGACAAGCGTACTGAGCGAGAGCAAGCAAAGGTGACTAAAATTGATTTAATTGACTTTAAGAATTTTGAACCACAAATTGCTCACTTCTCTAGTTTGAGGGAATTTAAAGGAGTTCTAGGTAGTTTAGCCAAAAAGGGATTAGTGTCATACACTCAAGGTTCTTTAAGTGTTCTAAAGGCGGCAAAAGAGATGATAAATGGCAAGATGCCATACAAACAGAAAGACAAAAACGAGCAAAACTTTTTCAGGAAAGTTAGAGTTAAAATTGAAATAGCAGGTAAACCATTAGAAAAATCAGCTTACGTTAGGGCTTTGTTGAGAAAAAACACATCACTGACATTTATAGAGCTCAACAAATCACTTGAAACTGCAGGATTCTCAAAACTATATCATAGCGAGTTGCAAAGATGTAAACGTCAAATTGGTCTTGATACTTCAAAAAGTAAAGATTAGTTTTGTGCATAAAGTGTGGGGAGAGATGATCTCCCCCTTTTTTATTTAAAAAAAAGACATATTTATGTTGCATATTGTTATAAGGTGCAGTATCTTTATATCATAATAATCAAACAATTAATATTATGAAAACATTATCTAAAATTTACGCAAAAATCTCTTTCTTCCTATTTAGTGGAAAAAATGTAGGAGCATCAATCTTTTAATTCACTAGTTATGTCAACAATGGTAATCGGATTCGCAACAGAGTTTTACACATTATGGAGTATTACAGAAGCGCCAGTGTATAAAACAGTTAATGATAAACACATTCAAGTAGGAACTAATTGGTACTACGACTACCGCCAAAACCTCTCTATCAATGAAGAGAAAGCGGTAGAGAAAGCTCATAAAATGTTTCCTAAACAACAGTTCATCGAAATCGACGAGTGTTTGAAAGGAATAAGTTCAAGAAGATTTACAAGATATGAAGAAAGAGCATTGCCATTCACCGTATTCCCTTTCGGAAGATATATGGGATGTGACATCGCTACTTGTGACGATGCATATCAATTGAATAGAGTGTATTCCGGAGAAGGAGCGATTGGAGGAGCTAAAGAGTACAAAACATCAATTCCTCTTCGCAGAAGAGTGTTGGCTCGTACAAGATTATTGGAACTTGGCGAACTACTTCGCATCGACCATACTGAAAAAAAATGGGACAACGCTACACAGGGTTGGGGAGAAGTTCCTTGCAAATATATGACTAAACGCGACAATATTAAAAGACTTGATACTATTGCAAGAGCAGTAATGGCTCCAACTCATCTTGATGGCGAGAAAGTAGAATTAATGCTGACGTTGATTAAACTTGCAGGATATGAGTCAGCTTACGGATATGTAACGATCGCAACGTACAACGACGAAAAAGGAATGATCTACACTTATAAAGGATCAAGCAAACCAGATATCGCAACGGAAGTTTTTACTAAAGTGAGAGCGACTATTAAAAATTCTGAATACAATGGTGTTAAGCAAGCATTAATCCAAAGAGTTAAAGTACTAGGTTAATCCTAGTATTTTAACTGTTTAAAAGCTAAATATAATGAAAAATTTAAACTATATTCACGAGGCAATAATGCTGAAAGCCTCTTACTTAGATATCTATTCTATAGAAGAGAGGTCTACGTTGAGAAATATCCACTTTGAAGCAAAGTACATTACACATCAAGACGAGTTGCATAGTGGTGAGGGCAGTGAATTCTACACATTTATTGGAGTAGGAGTTGGTGGAGATAGATCTCAAACTAAAGCTGAAAGAAAGCGAAAAGAGCACGAGTACAGAGAATATGCTCGTACGTGCGATAGAATGGCTGACGACGGCCCTTATGGAAGAATAATCTAAAAATCAATATGTTATGTTAAAAAAATATGTATATTTGACAATTGGATCTTTAATTATAGTATCGATCTCACTACTCGCAATGCATTATATAGTTCAAGGCATTGTTTGGACACTTCACACAATATTCACTTTAAAAATCTAATTATGTTAGTAATTAATCAATCGTTCGTGACAGCACAAATGGTGTTGGCGATAATTTTAGCAGACAAAAAATCTCAAGGAGTGGATGGAGATGTTTATCCTCTACGCAATAATTATGGAATAGGATTACATATACAAACTAAGGGAGTTGATATATCAATCACAGAAGCTTGGTCTTCAAATGATATAATTCTTCTTATAAGAGTTGGAGAACACACAACGTCTCATAATTTTGAAAGAGATTTTGATAAAGCAGCTTTTTATACTCTCAATCAACTTTCAAAGTACAATCCAAAATAATTTGAAATTCAACGCAGTTGCTTTGTTTTTACTTATTTGTTCTTATTATTCTGTTCTTATAGATTTGTTCTTTATATATACGCGATTTTTTAGGCATAGTACGGCTAAAATTTAGGCATACTATAGCTAAAGAATCGCCATAGTATAGCGAAGATTTCGAGATTGTAAGTACTAATAACTAAAGGGGATTGTAAAAATATATTACTTTTACCAAATGAAAAACATACTATCACACTTATTAGCTCAACAGAGCTATTGGCGCCTAAGCAAAGTTATTACTGATAAGCTTGGATTACTAACAGCGTTTGCATTGACAGATCTAATCGACAAGTACGATTATCACTCCACTAGAGACGAATTGGAGGATGGTAAGTGGTTCTTCTACAAGAGAGAGGACATTGAGAAGAAGTGGAAAGTTGGAGTTGACACTCAGCGTCGAATACTTAAAGAATTAGAAGAGTTGAAGTTGATTAGTTACGAAAGTAGAGGAGCCGCTCCAAAGAAAAACTACTACACTGTTAATGAGAACGAGATTGCTAAATTGTTCAAAGCCACCTAACATGAGTCCTAAAGAAATCAAATTCGCTCAAGAGTTGGATCTTTGCAAATTGCAGATTTACACCATACGAGATTCATATAATTTGTTATACTTTCTATATAGAGGAAATACTTTAGTATATATAGGTCAAACTACAAATCATATAGCTTTCTCGATCGACAGACATAAGAAGGATGGCAAGGTATTCAATCGATACTCTTATGTTAGAGTAGATGAAAAGCTAAATCTTAAAGCGATTGAAGAGTTGTGTATCGACCAACACACTCCTGAATTGAATAAGGATGGTAAGTTTCAAAAGAAACGAAGAGCACTCGCTAAAACTTTAGGAATCACTTATGAGCAGGCGGTAAAATTGAAAATAGAAATTAAAATATAATCGAAAAATCGAAAAAAAATGGAAGCAGTAGCACCGAAAATGAAATTTAGTGAATATCAATTTAACATCTTTGAGGCAGTAAAGACTACGCAAGATAATATCTGCGTACAAGCAACTGCAGGGTCAGGGAAAACAACAACACTTCTTGAAATATTGAATATCATTCCTAAATTCAAGAAAACAATTTTCTTGTCGTTCAGTAATACGATTGTCAACGAATTGAAGAGTAGGATTCCAGCACACACTACAGCGTCAACGCTGCACAGTCTAGGATGTAGAATGATCTTTGCAACTAAGAAGGGGGTAAGAATTGATAACGATAAGTGGTTCAAGATCTTTCTCAACACATTCCCAAAGGAGGAGTTGAAGATCAAAGCAACGTTCAAGATGTGTTATGAGATGGTTGATATTATCAACTATGCAAGAATGACATTGACAAAGTTCAACGATGAAGACTTAGAGTTGATGTGTCAACACTACAATGTGAACTACACCAAAGAGCACTTCAATAAAGTGATCAGCGAATTCAATAAGGATAGAAAGTTGACGTCAATTGACTTCACTGATATGATCTACTTGCCAATCAAACTCAATTTAGCAGATCCTATTTACGACTATGTCCTTCTTGATGAGGCTCAAGATCTCAACAACGCTCAGCGAATATTTGTTGAAAGAATACTCAAGCCACAAGGGAGATTGTTAGCTGTAGGAGATGAAAAGCAAAGTATCTATTCGTTCTCAGGATCAAGTGTGGACTCTTTCAGCAAACTGCAAGAGAGACCAAATACAACGACACTGCCATTGTCAATCTCATATAGATGTGCTAAGAATATTGTGCGCAAAGCGCAAGAGATATATCCCGATTCAATACAATACTTTGAAGGAGCAGTCGATGGAGAGGTTAGAAAAGGAACTATAGATGAAGCTCAAGTAGGTGATTTGATAATTTGTCGCAAAACAGCTCCACTAATTGAAGCGTTCTTCCATCTTTTGAAAAACAGAATTAAAGCACAAGTAATAGGGAGAGATATCGAAACGGGACTTGTCAATCTTGCAGAAAAAGTACAAACATCTTCTATCGAGAATACACTACTAAGAATGCAGGATGAGCTTGATGCAATAATCGAACAACTAACTAGAGAGAGAATAAGTAAGCCGACTCTTCACCCTAAGTACGTGTCATTAGAAGAGAAATGTGAAGTGATCAAAGTTATTTTGTCACATATTGATAGTTCATCGATGCTAGTATCAACAATTAAGGAGATCTTTGCCGAAAGTAAAACGAGCCTTAAATTGATGACAATCCATAGAAGCAAGGGGTTAGAAGCTGACAGAGTATTCTTGATTGAAAAGTACGACGGCAAAGCGATGTATCCATCGCCAAGAGCAGTACAATCTTGGGAGAAAGTTCAAGAAGCTAACTTACAGTTTGTTGCAATAACTAGGGCAAAAAAACAATTGATTCAGTTAAGTATTTAATGAGAATAAGAAAAGCAACCAAACCAGGAGCAGTCAATATATTCTCTTCTCATAACGAGAAGAGAGAGGCTGTGCTAAAATACAGCAAATACATTCTTGAAGCAAGACCTTTGCGAGAAGTAATGAAAGAGCTGTGTGATGACACTGCAATGAACGAAGGACAGGCTTTGACTTTCATTAAAGAGGTTCGCGATTACATATCTGAATCAACGGCTGAGAACAACGAAAAAATTGTAGAGATACATACACTCGTTTATGAGGATATTTATCGCAAAGCCGAGATATATGACATTGCTAAAGTTAAGATGAAAGCGATGGAGCAGAAAGAAAAGTTACTGCAATTATATGAACAAGACGTGACCGAAGTTACAGTCAATACTCAAAACAATTATGGCATACCTCAAAGATATGACACTCAAAAATTGTCGATAGATCAACAAAGTAGACTGACCCAACTATTAAGCAAAGCGACATCGAATGAGTAAGTGTATCGACTGCAATACAGCTCCACCAGCAAAGGGAAGAAAGATATGCAATAATTGCAAAAACCATAGATATGAAGCTAAGTACCCAATCAAAGTAGCATACTACAGATTGAAAGGGCACGCCAAAGCGAGAGGAAAGTTATTTACAATCACACTTGAATACTTTACAGCATTTTGCATTAAAGTTGAGTATATTGCTAAAAGAGGGAGGAGTAGTACGTGCTATCACGTAGATCGCAAAGACGAAACATTAGGATACATTGAAGATAATTTACAATTGCTAACTAACGCAGAGAATACACGCAAATACAAGCGATGGAAGCAATTAAACGAAAGGGGCGAAAGTGAGTTTGAAGTAGTTACAGTCAAGCCACTACAATTAGATCAACACGATACCCCATTCTAGGTGCAGATCGTTGGCATTACATAAATAAGTTTTAACTTTACATCATAATAAAAACGTTCATTGAAATCAAAAAAGACAAAGCGAAACAAGTGTCGGTCAACAAATACGGAATGGGTGGACGCCCTTACATTACAATAAGGTGTGACACAGCAACTTTGTCTTTCTAAATATACTATTCGCTGTCAGGTTGACAAATTAGTTGAAAGACCTCGGTTCGATTCCGAGCACCTCCACGAGTCTTAGGGTTCTCTGTAAACGTCAACACGGAACAGAGTGGTGGATTTGTCGGTAGTTTGATATTCTATCGACCCCAAACGACTGTTGCTTCGAGGTCGTTAAATGTCGGGCACACGGGGGTGACTGGTTTTGATTTCAGCACCAATGAGTTAAATAGGCGATAGTACACGATAACTCCAAAGGTTATTAACATCTTTTCTGCACCTGCTTTAGAAGTGGCTGCATAAACGAGACTTGGGACAGCGAAAATGTCCCTAATGGGAGAGATAGCTTAGGGTGGGGAAAGCACGAGCATGCCTTGCGGAATGATAAGGAGATAATGAGCGAGATCAGAGGTTCGATTCCTCTCTCTTCCACTAATTAATTGAAAAACCGAAAACCATGAAGATCTATTTTATTAAAAAAGCCAACAAAAACTATCCAACAGAGGGGATAGAAAAGGGTGACGAGTATTACTACTGCGAGCCAAAAAGTCTAAGAAAGACAACAAGAAAATCCGACGACATACAGCCGAAGAGGTATCAGCTTGGATTTTACAATATATGAAATCGTTCCAAGGGGAGTTTGCGAGCAATATGGAAAACTGGTCAGCAGCACTAAGCTAACTTGAAGATGAAGATCAAAGAGACGAGCTACTTCAAGAGATCGATGACTTCATCGAACAAAACCTTGATAACGTTCCACAATCTCTACAAGAGAGTCACGTGCTAAACGAACAGATCGACGAACTCGAACAGTTCAGAGATGAAGTACAAGAGTGGACTAACGAAGATAACTAAAAATCAAAACGATATGCTAAACCTAGATCACTACCCAAACATCACTCTAACGATGAACAACGACATCATCGAGATATTAGAAGAAGCGCTACCAACTGGCACTCAGTTCGCACCACACCTCAATCCTCTACCACATCACACCATTCAAGACGACTATGGTATCGACAGCTTAATGAAGATAGATATTCAAATCTCTCTTGAAAGAGCACTCAACATAACGATTCCTGATGACACTATGTATGACATCAAAACAGTAGAGCAATTATATTCACAACTAAATCAATTATTATGTTCGCAGCAATAGTACAAGCAGGATTCTTAGCATTAATACTCGTAGCAGTAGGCCAAGCGATAAGAGAGACATTGTTCTCATCATTTACACCACAACGCCACTCAGTGCCGTTCACACTTACTGAGTTTGAGCAACAAACGATTGCACAAATCAATCAGTACAGATTGATAAATAACAAGGCGCCATTTAAAATAAACAACTACTTATCGCAAATGGCAGAGTATCACACAATCAATATGATAATCAATCAAATAATGACCAGTGAAGGGATAGTAGATACATTGCAAAGTCAGTCGACTATCGTGTTTAATAAAAACAAAGGATATGACCAGAAAACAAATCAACGAATTGATTGAAGATAAGAAGCAATCAATACAGAGTTTAAGAAATGAAATTTTAGAATTGAGAAAGCAAGAATTATTGATGTCTGACGAACAGCAACAATATTATGAAGAAGAAAGAGAGGTTGTTATCTCAAAGAGACCAAAAAAAATTGAAAAACAACTACACGGCCTTATAAAATGGAAAGAAACGTTTAAAGACGAATCGACTGGAGAATCTTTTGAAATAGAAAGAAACATGATTGTTCGTATTAATGGCGAGTGGATTTAAAACAGTTCAATCATGGATAGATCACAACAAAAGACTCAACAGCTTATTGAATACTTACAAGGGAGTAGCAATACGTTAAACGAAGCAGTCCAAACAATATATGGAGATCAATTCGACGACAATGACCTCGATGAAAATCAACACGAGCAGATAGATGGTGAAATATTCTGTTGCGATAACTGTGGTTGGTGGTGCGAGGTATCAGATAGGGGTCAAGAATTCTGTTCTGACTGCGAAGAGGACGACGATAGTGTAGATAATGACGATGAATAGTAAAGTAATAATATAAATGACTGATATACAGATAGATAGAAAGTTAGAGGTAGCTTTGAAAAGAGAAATCTTTACGAAAAGCTACTATCAGTTTGCAAAGTGGTGTTTTAGTATATTGTACCCTAATGAAAAGTTTGAGGTCAATTTTCACATAGAATTGCTTTGTGATTTGTATCAAAAAGAGGTCGAAAGAATCATAAGGAAGGAGGAGAAAGAACAAGATATCATTGTAAACATTCCTCCTCGTTCGTCGAAATCGCTGATCACAAGTGTATTCCTACTACCTTGGATGTGGATTAAGGACGCTACGCTACCAATGATTTCGATATCGTTTGACGAGGACCTTTCATTGTTAAATGCACAGTATTCAAAAGACATTATCAACAGTCCAGAGTTTCAAGAGCTGTTTGGAGATAAGTTCCAGATCCGTAAAGATGCCAATTCAAAGGGATACTTTATGAACGACAAAGGTGGTTTTAGATTAAGTAAGACTACCGGAAGTAACATTACTGGTCACAAAGGTGTTGTTATTATTGTCGATGATCCACAGAATCCAAAAACATCTGAAAGCGCAATCAACAGACAAAGCACAATCGACTACTATACTCGAGCATTATACAATCGTTTAACTCCAATCAACCTTGGGGTGAGAATCATTATTATGCAGAGACTGCACGAGGATGACTTGACTGGATACTTGCTCAAGAATAATAGAGAGGACTATTTGCATATCTGTTTACCTGCAACTATAAGTGAAAAGATTGAACCGCCAGAATATGCTGAACAGTATATCGACGGTCTGCTCGATCCAATTAGGCTAAGTGCTAAAACGTTATCAGGATTCAGAAAAACGTTAGGAGAACGAGGCTATGGTGGTCAGTACGATCAAAGCCCTGCTCCGTTAGAAGGAGGAATATGGAAACGAAATTGGTTTGATATCATATCGCCACTAATTCTAAGAAGAGATACAGAGAATGAACCAGTACACTTCTACGTCGATGGAGCATATACTGAGAAGACCACAAATGACCCCACAGGAATATTGGCAGCATTTAGGCAAGATAACTACATCTACATTCTTGACTTTACAGAGGTATGGTTGGATTTCCCTAGTTTGATCAAATTCATTCAAGAGTACGTAATGAGATTCCAATACTCATATCGCAGTCGAATTGTGATCGAACCTAAAGCAAGTGGTCTGTCAGTTGTACAACAATTAAGAGCAATGACGCAGATGAATGTAGTAGAAGGCATACCTCCAAAAGACGACAAGTTAACGAGAGCGAATAGTGTTGCCCCTACTATTGAGGGGAGAAGAGTGCGACTAGTAGATGGAGTTTATATAGTGAATTACATCGAGAAAGTATCAACGTTCCCTAATGGATCTCACGATGAGGCGACCGACTTAACAGTGATGGCTATCAATGACTTACTATTTAACGATGGTCCTGATTACTCGTTTGTGTAGGAGGAATGTGTACTTTTGTCAAAAAATACAAATTATGGGATGGCTTAGATCGAAGTTAACAAGAGAACAAAGAGTAGAAGGAAAGGTAAATGCATTATTCAGTGTGTTGATGAACGACCACGACTTTGAATTTACATACAGTGAAAGAGTGCAGATTACGCAACAGTTCAAATCGAAAGTAGAAGAGTCTCTCATTCAAGAGGGCATCTTATTAGAACAACAGCAAAGCGAACTGCAATTGACAGTGGCTCGTCTGAGAGCAGCATTAAATACACTTCAAGATGGCTAAGACGAGAGGTAAAACTACTAAGCAAATACTCAAAACATCAACGAGCGGTCGGAAAACTCTTCAAGATCCCAAGATAGTTGAAGCTAAGAACCGACCAGTGCTTGTACCAGTCAAAGGTAAGTTTCCATTAATGGAGAAAGAGGTGTACAAAGTGATTGATTGGATGAAGGAGGGAAGGAGTACTGAATGGTGCACTCAAGAGCTTCGCAATACAGTCAATGAGCGCACTAAAAGATTGTATGCTGTTAGATTTGTAGAGAATATCATTACCACCGCTAATCAGCTGTTAAACTTATGGTATAAGGAACAAATATACAAAGTCGAGCAAGTTCACGCAGTAAGATATAATTCGATCGTTGTTGATAAGATGAATAAGGATTATACTAGTTTACTTAACAATGAGAACATCTCCCCTTTTGTAGTAAACAAGATTATTGAAATGGACTTAATGGACGCCCTACAAGCATTGCGTCAAAAAGAGGTATTACTAGGCCTACACAGAAAGACGTTCAAAATAGTATTCAATACACAGAACAATTTCATTGGTGGTGCTGTTACTAAACCAAAGCAAACCAAGCAGTCACTTGATTTAGATCGACTTACACTTGAAGAGCAAGTAGAGCTTCTCGATTTGATTGCAATCTCATCAAGAAGTGAGGACGAAGTGTATGGAGTTAAGTTGAGAGGAGTTGACGGCAAGATAATAGATGAAGCTGTGGAAGTTGAAGTGATCAACGATAACATCAAGCGCATCGAGAAATTTGTTAAACCCAACCGAACTATCGTCGCCCCAACACTGATCGATATCAAGCAAACCATTCAACAGAGACTACTGGAGGCTGCAGCTAAAGTGCCTAAGAGATAAAGTAGTCGATCAGAAGGTTGTCAACATACCTTTGCGTTAATTATCAAACTATCTTTACCACATAATCTTAAAAACAAATCAAATGATAAGCGATATCGTTACAACAACTTTCGACCAAGTAGGCGAAGAATTAGCCAAGTTAATCACACCAGGCAAAGTGCAGAGCTTTGTAGTGTATGTAGATTCAAGTAAAGATTACGTTGAAATTAGAGAGGAGGAGGTTGACTAATGGGAGCGAGTAGTGAATTGTACTTACAGATGAAAGAAAAAGAATTAATCGAAAAATTGCAACAAGATGGTAACAGGATTTGAACAATTCTCGTATGAATTGACAGAAATAGAGCAACGTCGCATTTATCCTAAGTTTGTGGCTGCATGGAAGGCAAGATCTTTTGAGTCGCTAATCACAATGACGGAGATGACAAAAGGAATGCAGAGTTGGATCGATAAGCAAAACATCACCAACAAGGCAGGGAAGCGATATAAGATGAATGGTCCACGAATGCGCAAGTTAATTCATTGCGCACGAGTAAAAGGAGATTTGTCAAATATGATAGCCAATAGCAATGGGTATTACAAGACGACAGATCTAAATGCAATAAGTAACTTCATTAAGTCGTGCAGACAAAGAGCAAACAGCTTCGCAGAGGTTGCGAATGCAATGGAAACCTATAACTTTGAGAGAGATGAGTAAGCCAACATACACCACTGTACTGTCTCAAAGGGGCCACATAAACCCAAACACAACTCTTTCCAAATTTGAGCAAGAATTTGAGAGAAGAATCAAACAGCCTCTCGAACAATGGATCAAACAAGCGACTCTCACCAGTCAGCCCAATGAAGATCACATTGAATACATAAAGGGTCATTATAGATTATATCAAGATGCCTACGATCAAGTATGGCTATTTCAAAGAATTAGTACAAACGAATAAATACACACAAAATGGAACAACAAACAATCATTCAGACAATCACCGACGTCGGTCTAACCGCAATCTTCTTAGCAGTGCTATTTGAAGCAATCTCTACTTATAGAGAGCGTAGGAGAGATAAGAAAAACAAGAAATAGTATGAAAAAGCTATCAATCATCGCGCTATTAGCAATCAACACATGCATCTCGCAAATTCATTTGCAAGACCAAGATCGCTACTCAATCCAATTAACTACAGACAATATGATATTTCAAAAACAACTATTTTACGGAGGAGTTGAGTTTAATGCCGAATTTAGTAACGGAATATATGTCAGACCACAAATTCATTATGCTGCACTTAAAGACGGCTATCTCGAAACGTCTGCAGGAATAGGAATAAACTTGACATACGAAAAGACCACTGAATATCAATGGAGACCGTTACAATATGTGTTAAATCATTAAATGGCACTAACTTATATTCAGGAGTAAAATTTGGTGTCATTAATCGCGCCAGTGTCTATCCCATATTTGCAATAGAAGGTGGAGTAATGTTTAGAATATCAGATACAGTAGGATTTGGATTTCGAGGCTCTTATGACGCTCGAGGAGATTCTGCATTTTATCAAGGTGATAAGTGGGTGTGGAATACGCAAGCAAACCTACAAATACAATTATGAGACCAAATTTAAGAATGCTTCTCGGAGGGCTTGTTTTAGTCGCAGGGCAAATGGAGAGAGATATGAGGAGATCTTGTGTAGTTGTAAGCAATCCTCAGAAAAGGAACTCGACTAAGAAAGTCAAGAATAAAAAGAGTAACGCGAAACAAGCTAAGTATTCGAGCACTAAGCCGATCAAGTCGAAAGGCAAAGTTCAATTCAGAAACAAATCAAATATATAATGAACAATACACTAACACCAAAAGAAAAAGCTCTTGAAATTGCAAATGCGATGTATGAGGGAGATGTGTTCACTAAAACCAAACAACAGCATCTCGAAGAACTTGAGAATGCTAAAAGAAGAGCGTTGGCGATCATTAAGCACATTATCAATTCAGCTCAAGACATTCCTGTTACCTATGCAACGTCATTCAATGACTATTGGTATAAAGTACAAATCGAAGCAGACAAATTACTGACCGATGTGTAACAGCTGCAACCAACCACACCCAATTGTCAATAAGAAGTATAATCTATGCGACGAGTGTAACTACAAGAGACTTCACGATGGACAATCTAAAGCAGATGTAGCTCGAAACAAAGCCGTAGTCAAACGATTGATCGCTCAGCCTTATACTGATATCAAAAAATCGAAATCGATCAAGCAACGAAGTGAAAAACAGCATGTCATAGATGTAGCGCTTCAAGCTGTAAAGCAATCAATCCGATTAGATGCTAAACAAAGCGGAGAGCACTTCTGTAAGGGGTGCGGTAAAGCAGAGAAGCATCTTGACTGTAGTCATATCTTATCAGTCAAGCATAGAAAAGACCTCTCACTCGAGAAGGCTAATATCAATTTGCTATGTCGACCGTGTCACGTTAAGTGGGAGAGTGGAGATATCCTAAGAATGATCTCCCTCAACTGCTTTGAAAGTGATCTTCAATATATGAAAGCTCAAGATCCAGGACGGTACAATAAGCTGTTCGATGCGATTGTTTATCTCGTAGTGCATCTTGATGTGATGAATATCAATAAAAAAATAGCCGACAAAGCTCGCACAATCTGCAGCGAGAATGAATTTGCACTAATTAAATGCTAAAAAAAGACATACTTTTGTTGCATATCGTTTTAGGTGGTAGTATCTTTATGACATAATTCTAACATAAAAGATATCATAATGGAAACAGTAGTAAGCAAAGCGCAAGAAAAAAGAGATCGTCAAGCACGTGAAAGCCTCAACCACACGTTGAGAAACAAGTTGAGGTATTTTGAAAATGACTACTTGAATAGTAGTGTACAGTGGGAAATCAATGAAGTAAAAAGATCAATCGCTAACATTCAAAAAGAGATTGACAACTTTCCAACTCGCGAAATCACGCCAAGAAATCGCCATCAACGTATTGAAGATCTTCAATGGAGATTGCAGAGAGAGAAAGAAGTACTTACACTTGACGCTAAAATCACATTAAGAACGATCGTTGCCGCTAAAAAATCGTATGACAACAAAGTAGAGAGATTAGTGACTTTGCTTATTCAAGAAGGCTTCTCAAACGGATCGTACAAAGTAGTGGACATCCACGCAATTGGCTCACTTCTTGAGTTCTTAATCACTAAGTCAGATAAAGAGGTACACGCTCGATTGATTTGGGTGAACTGTACAGAAAAGACCCCACACTTCAGATTCATTACAACTACAAGAAGAGTAGAATATTTAAAATAACCATCAATCCCCTCTTCGGAGGGGTTAAATTCAAATACTATGGCAAAGTCAAGTTGGGAAACCAAACAAGAAAAAGAGCAAATGATTGCAGAATTGAAACAGTTAGAATCAACGTTCGCTCACAGCAATATCGATTGGAAAAAGATCAAATCGCAAAGTGCAGATGCATTAGCAGTAACACTTTCGATCGTTAAAAGACAGGTAGAAAAAGGCCACATCACATTGAAACTAACGGTTGAGAGTAAATGAAAGAGGCGGCTGTAAAAGAGAGAGTGATATGGTATTTATCTAAGATGCTGCGCATACCGCAAGATAACCTCAAACTACATTGGAATAGAGAGGATAGAACCTGCTTTATAGGTTTAACTAAGTTATCAAAGCTTCCAACAGCTTTAAAGCAGTCGATTAAGCAAATCAAAATCTCAAAACCAATCCCCTATACTGTATGGTTAAGGGGAGAGGAGGTAGAATATTATTACCGATTTGAATTTCCCAAAGAACTACAACAAAGAAATTTTAACATCAACGCGAAGAATCAAGATCTTTTATTCTTCTCTATGTCTCCTCTTACAATAGAAGATATACAAGCTGCTAAAAAAGAGGATATGAGAAGAGAGCGCAATCGAAAAGCTAGATTAAAGCGAGCTGAAAAATCAATAAATAAAATCAAACTAATAACGCTATGAAATACAATCCAAACTCAGTATATAAAAGAGTCGACAATGTGCTGTATCAAGACGACATTGCAATCTACAAACTGCACTCAACGTTCCCTGATTGGAATCCACTAACTGAGCAGGGCGCTAAGTATATGGAGAGATTTATCGAAATGAACCCAACGTGGGTAGAATATCTTCTTAATCCGTGCAAAAAGATAGAAGTTCGCGACGAAATGCCACAATGTCGCACAATAATGGTAGAGCAAATCACTCTCCCCGAGCCTGACGCTAATGGAGAAGTCGACTATAGTAAAAGCACATCGAAAGTGGTCAAAGCGACGATCTCAGTTGTACCAATATATGAAGTGAAGCTCAACGTCGAGCAGATCACTTCGGACGCAACGCTCAGTCGATTAGATCAAGTTAAAGCGTGTATGAGTAGAGGAGTAACTTCTCCGTCAGCAATCGCAAAGGAGATAGGAGCAAATGCTTCATACGTTCAAAGATTAGTATCACAAATTAAACAAAAAGCATAATGAAAAAGACTATCACATCAATCGTTCAAACACCAAAAGGAGCGTTCTACTCAATGCAACACTCTGACGAGAGATTTAATACAGATAACTATAAACAAGTCGGTGAGATCGCTTCTATTAAAGTTGGACAGATTTCAGCGTTCAATAATAGAAAGTGTAGAGTAGTCACTTTGAAAGACAACCAGCAATTCGAGGTGTTTACAGATTGGTCAGCGAGAAAGTTAAAACAAACACATACTTTTGTTGCTAGATCGAAAGTAGTACAGTATCTTTATGCCATAATCTAAAAGATACAATTATGAAATCGTTCAAAACACTTTTGAAAAAGCAAGGATATACAGATATGCTTGATGACGTTCAAATCTTCGATGGCGCAGTAGTGACTGCAATGGATAAGATCCGCTTATGGGACCAAATGGCTCAGTCATATATGAAAGAGGTAAATGGAGTTCAATACTTCATTTCAGTGGGATGTAATGCAGACTACTTCAAAACTGACGGACAAGTATATTGCACACATCTTCACATTGCAAAACCAGGCAAATGCTATCTACACGCGTGTCTATGTGAGCTTACACAAAAAGACATCGAAAGGCACGTTATCGATCTTGCTAATAGAGCAGACGCAGTAGTGACGTTAGCAGTAGATGGAACGTACAACTTTGAAGACGCATTCCAAGAAAAGAAACAATCATATCCTTGGCAAACCTCAAACTAAGAAATCATGCTACAGTTAAGACCATATCAACAAGAAGACAAAAAAGCGATCGAAGCAGCTTGGATCGAAAATAGATCAGTACTATATCAACTTCCAACAGGAGGAGGGAAAAGTATAGTGCTTTCGTCGATCATCAACGACTACAAAAAAGAGCAGATCTTGATCTTCGCCCATAAAAGAAAGCTATTAATGCAGTTAAGAGATCACTTGAGCTCAATCAGCATTAAAGCAGGAGTATTGGCAGGAACTCTTCAAGAGAACTTAGACAGCAATATTATCATTGTATCAATCAGAACAGCTGTAAAAGACGCACGATTAGAGATGCTTCTTGATAGAGAGTGGAATAAAGTGATCATCGACGAGGCTCGTCATAGTAGAACGGCGTCATACGACAAAGTACTTGATGCATTGGTAGAGAAGCACCCTAACCACAGATTATTAGGAGTAGATGCAACGCCATATAGAAAGGATAAAAAGCGTTTAGATAAGCACTTCCAGTTTATGGTGACAAGCCAACAAGACATTGCGTCGCTCACTAAACTAGGATTCCTACAAAAATGCAAAACGATTATAAGTCCGATCGAACTTGAGGTATTGAAAGAAGAAGTGAAAGAAGTTGCTAACGACTATCAAATCACTGCATTGTCAAACTATATGAGAAAACCAAAGTTCTTGAACTATGTGGTTGGTCAATACATTCAGTATGGAGAAGGGCGTCAAACGATTGTATTTGCAGTAGATAAAGCACACGCTAAAGATCTTCAAACAGTATTCCAAGATAATGGCTACGAAGGCAAAGTATCAAGAGTGGATAGCGATATGACAGAAGAGCAAATAACAACTGCATACAGCCGATTCGAGTCAGGAGATGCTCAAATACTTATCAATGTAGAAATGATCACAGAGGGCGTAGATTTGCCTTCTGCAGGATGTATCATAGGGGCTCGTCCAACCAAATCACTAACATTATTTATGCAGATTGTTGGAAGAGGAATGAGACCTGATGGAGTGAACGATTACTTTATATTACTTGACTGCTGCGGTTGGACAGGAGAATATGGAACTATCGGTACTCCAAAGCACTGGTCACTAAACCCGGAAATCGATCCAAATGGATTGAGGCAAGGAAACAAAATCTTTGGAAGAACAAAAGAAGGCAAACTTACAGATGATCTTGATCTTTTCTTCGGAGAGGTAGTAGAGATGTCTCCTGATGAATATCTTGCCAATCTACAAGATGGTAAAGAGAGAGCTGAACAGATCAACGTTGATATTCAAACCAAGATCGACAACATCTTTGAGGCGATGCTCAACTTGATAGTTGACACTAAAAAGAGTGCAGAGAAGTTTAATTACACAAAAGAGCAACTGCACAAAGCTATCGCAGTGTCATTCAAGTATAACAAAACTACAGACAAAGGGCGTTGGGGCAATAGGGTTGAACTTAAAGTAGATCAAGATCGTAAACGCATTTATGCAGAGATGAATTCAAGCTTCTCGAGAGAGACAGCAGTAGAATTCTATGAGATAGCAGAGTTCAATGGTATAGTGAATAGAACTATACGAAAAGGAGGAGTAAAGTTGCACCAACAAGTATTTGAGCTTTTCGAGCAGATAACAGATCTTGAGAAGTCTAAAATCAACTTAGATAAATTCAGAAGAGCTGAGGAAAAGATGAAAGAAGATCAATGGAAGCGGTCGATTGAGGATTGGGCCAAAGAGGGTAAAAGGTTTAATCTCAAGAAACCAGTAACTTACACTGACTACTTTAAAGAAACCAACTACGAATGGAAAGGATCTATCTTGGCGATTGACATTCCTTCAAAAAAGATCAACGGTCATCATAATACAATCACCCTACATTTAAGAAAACACACATCTTGGAAAAAGAACGAGGTAACAGGGAAAGATGAGCGAGTGTATGCATTCTCTACAGACGAAAAGAAATACGTTAAGGGGGATAAAGTATATGAGCTTGTTAAAAAAGAGTGGGATAATGGAATAGAGGTTGAGAATCAAAACTAAACATAAAAAAGTTGTAATTTTGCAGCAAATTAAAAACATAACCAATGGCAAAGCTATTATTGAAGAGCAACGAATTTACAGTAGAAACTCTTGTTGAGCACATAAAAAAACAATACAGTCAAAAGAACAATGGAACTTCTTTTTCCAAAGCAGACATTCACGATTGGGCAAATAAGCAGCGTATTCCAAAGCAATATGGAGGGCAGTATATTCGCATCTCTAAATTAGGACCACTCAAATTGCTAACACTTTCAGATGTAGCTTACACTGATTACTCATCCCTTAAAGTAGAAATCGTTAATGAGTAACTTCAAAAGAGCACCGCAAAGCCCAAATAATTTCATTGCATTCGACTTTGAAACAGGAGGGGTTGAGAGTGTAAAAAATCCAGTAACAGAGATTGCATTGATATCAATCACCGGAGATAAGTTAGAGACGATCTCAAGTTATCAAAGTTTGATTCAACCATACGACGACACTTTGATTTACGATCCTCGAGCTGAGAAAGTTAGTGGAATATCTAAAGAGATGGCCGAAGCAGAAGGACAACCGATAAGATTGGTTGCAGAACAGACTATCGCAATGATGGAACAAGCTAATACTCGACAAGAGAAGAACGCAGGACTAAGACCGATACTGATCGGACACAATGCACAGTTCGATATAGCTTTTCTCACACACTTAATGTACTACGGATTTCTAGGCACTAAGACAGACTATCAAAAAGAGCTTGAAAGAGTGCTTCACGGTAGAAGAGATCATTACGGCAACTTTCAACCGTCATACTTCGATACTTGGAGTCTTGGCAAGGCTTGGTTTCAAGCAGAAGGAGAGATGGATAACTTCAAATTAGCCACACTAGTGGATAAGTTAGGAGTAGATCTCAATAACGCCCACAGAGCAATGAACGATACACTATCAACATTGGAAGTATTCAGAAGATGCATTGTCAATTTGAGATCAAGCTATAAGGAGAACCACAAAGGACAGAGAGAAGGTTTTCAATTCCCAATATAATTAACTATGGAAAGAATCAAAATACACTTTGATGGAGCGTGTGCTAACGCGAAGAATAAAGACTGCCCAATGGGAATTGGAGTAGCTGCTTTTGTAGGAGGAGTTTATCAAGAGGAGTTGAGTAGAGCTGCATTGGTAGAGGACGAAATAGAAGATGGAACGAGCAATATTGCTGAGTGGATGGCCCTATGCCTTGCTTTTGAAGTGGCAGGAGATTTGCGCAAAACACATCTTGATGCGAAGATTATAATAGTCGGAGATAGTCAGTTGATTGCCAACCAGTTCAATATGATTTGGTCAATCAAGGAAGATAAGTTCCTCAAGTACTTTTCTAAAGCGAGAAAGTTCAACGAGACAGCGAAAGTGCCTGAGATTCAATGGGTGCCAAGAAAGTTTAATACAAAAGCGGACGAGCTGTCTAAGATGGGATTAAACTCTAACGAGTCGAGAAAGTATGAAATACGAGGAATGAACAACGAACTTAATCATAAATGGATAGAATATCGTTCAGATCATTTTATTAAAGTACAGCGAATATATGACGCGTTAATCACCGGAATAGGAGAGTCGCATCAAGTATGGGATGCTGAACTCAATCAAATCATTAAAATGTAACAAAAATGTACACTTCGACCTGTAATATATATGGTAAGCCTCTTGTCTTTACGAAGCTAGTCAACGGCTTTAAGCAGTATAAGCAGTGTCAATGCAATAAATCAAATAACAATAACAATTCGACAAATGACAAAAGCTAAAGGTGTTTCAACACCAAAATCGACCAAAGACGCTAAAACGCGCGAACAGTTTCCTGCAAATGTAGAAGACTCACCTGAGTTCAACGAAGCGAACACACTGCAAGTAATGGAGGATAGGCAGAAAGCTCTACTATCGCTTCCAGGAGTAGTAAGAGATATGGAGGACGATAAATTCAAACTACTCTGTCTTGAGAATCAAGACTACTCCAATATGATAGAGGTGCAACAAATCTTCGATTGTAGTGATGAGCAGTTTAACAATTACTTGCAAGAGTTTCAGTCAACAGTAGAGATGAATGTGCAATTTGTAAAGCAGCTAGAAGCCCAAGACGACAAGCAGCCGATTGCTCCAAAACCTACTCAAGAAGAGGTTACAAGAGCGTATGTCAACGACCCAGAAGTCAAAGCCAATCACGTAAAGATCGCCTCTCAGCTTAAAGAGATCTTCAAAGATGGATGGTTTTCAGTTGAAAATATAACTAAGAAGACATCAATTAGAACTGTTGCTGAGGCTACTCAAATGATGATTGGAGTACAGCTGTTTCAATTATGTACCACTAGGGTTGGTGGGATTAAAAACCGCCACCAAACTATGTTTAAAATCACTCTGTCTGCCGAAGAGAGATTGAAGGTGCTTGAAGGACATAAAATTAATCACTTGAAACAGATAGAGTTGATTGATAAAGAGATGGAAAACTTAACAAGCGAGATAGCTAAGCGTGAACAATTGTCAAAATAAGATGATATTTGCATAAAATTTCACGACTTTGGCAAAGAACAAAATACATACTAGAAGAGGCGTTACATCTAATCTAATGGTTCCAAAGCCATTAGATTTAGATCAAGCCATATATCTCTCCAAAGCTGCTACGATACAACAACAGCTTGCTATAGAGAAAGCTCTCAACTCGACAGATGTCAATGAGATTATGAAGGCTCAAACATATCTCAAATCAATTAAAACGAGAGAAGATATTGACTTCAAATCCATTCTTGTAGATCCCAACGACTTATCAAGTGCCTTAGGATACAAGCACAAGCCATTCAATATATCGTACGAAATGTTAAGAGCTATGTCTCGCACACATATTGTTCGATCAATTATTGAAACAAGAAAAGAGCAAGTGTCAGCGTTCTGCACCCCTAAAAGCAGTAAAAGTGGAGTTGGATTCATCATTCAAAAGAAAGAGGGATATCTATTCAAAGAAACGTCGAATACAAAGAAATTAACCAAAGAAGAAGAGGCAACTATAGAGCAGTTAATGGCGTTTGTGATGCAATGTGGTACAATTCAAAACACTTGGCACGCTGACGACTTTGACGACTTTGTACGCAAGATAATAGACGATTCATTAACATTAGATCAAGCGACGTTTGAAGTTCCTCGCAATAGGGGAGGTCAACCAGTCGAATTCTTCGCAACAGATGCTGCGACGTTTAGAATAGCAGACTCGTACGAAGAAGACAACTCTAAAAACGAAGTGCTAATAAGCGGATACGCTCCATCATACGTTCAAGTAATTGATGCGAGAGTTATAGCAGAGTTCTACCCTTGGGAATTATGCTTTGGCACAAGAAATCCATCAAGCAACATCTACACTAACGGCTACGGTCGAAGTGAGCTTGAAGATATGATACAAACAGTGACTGCTATACTGAATGCAGACAGCTATAACGCTAACTTCTTCCGAGTAGGATCAGCTCCTAAAGGTATCTTGAAATACTCAGGAAACATCAATCCAAATACAGTTGAAGATTTCAGAAGACAGTGGACGGCTCAAGTGTCAGGAGTCATGAATATGCATAAAATACCAATGATTAACGCCGACAAGCTTGACTTCATAAATACAGGACAGAACAATAAAGATATGGAATTTGCTAAATTCCAAGAGTTTTTGATCAAGATCTCGTGCGCAATGTACAAGATTGACCCTGCAGAAGTAGGGTTCCCAATGCAAGGAACTGCAGCTCCAAGTGGTCTTGGGGGAGATGGTGGAACCAAAGAAAAACTACAATACAGCAAGTCTAAAGGACTGAAACCACTAATCAAAAAAACAGAGAAGTGGCTAAACAAATATGTAATACAACCACTCGATCCTAGGTATGAATTGAAGTTCGTTGGCATAGATGATGAAGAGGACGAAGAACTTGCATTAGAGCGCGACATCAAGCTAGTGAGCAACATAATGACACTCAACGAGATGAGGGCGAAAAGGAATTTACCTGCTATTGAAAATGGCGATGTAGTACTTAATCCAACTTTCCTACAAGCTAAAGGAATGGCACAACAAGGCCAAGAAGAGAGTAATCAAGCTGCAGAAGAAGGAGATGATCAAAATCCTTACGAAGATCAAGGCGGTGATGATCAAGAAGAAAACCCATTTATGAAGAGTTTACAAGACGATTTAGCATTACTTTTAAATAAAGAGACATGGAGCAATTAACACCACAACAGCACAGAGAATTGATCAAATCACAGATAGCGCAAAGCTATCAACCACTTGAGAAAGCGCAAGATACAGATCTTGAAAAGGGTGGTAAAAAGATGCCAATTGGAACCACCCACAGATTGTCATAAACTACCACAATCTTTATTTAATTACAACAAAGCGTTACGGATCGTATAATAATTAAACTTTAACATCGCAGCAACAATGTCAGACACATCAAAACCAGCAGGTAAAAGAGTATCTACTCCAATAGGAACAAAGAAAGAATTCGGCGGTCGCCAATATATCAAAACCGACGGTGGTTGGAAGTATGTAGGGAAAGGAACCGGCAAGGGAGCGAAAGCTCACGTTGAGGGAGCTTCAAAGAGTTCTACCGACGATTCTGCTTCAAAAGAAGCAAAGCCTGTAGATTTAGCAACTCACGCATCTCACGCTTCTAC